CGAGGTGTGACGCAAGTTCCACAGGCACCATTTGCCATTGCAGGCATGTTCGGCAACGAACGTGCTGCTGACGTATCAATGCGCATGGGGGACTTCTTCAACAACCTGCTTGGCACACAAGACGTGTCGTTGACGGAGGATCCACGCGCTGCGCTTGCGCAGATTATTGGTGGCAGTGTGGTAGGTGTGCCTGCTAGCCTCATTCCTCGCGCAGCACAGATTGGAGCAGCGATTGCACGGGCACCACGCCCAGTGCGTGCGGCAGTCAATGTTGCAGAAGCATTGACACCCGTCACAATACCCCTCACTGCGGGACGCATTGGTGCAAACATTGCAGGTGGTGCTGCAGTTGACTTGGCATTCAGCGGCCTTGATGCGTTGGCAGGACAACCCAGTGACAATGACTACTGGATTGAGTTGCCAGATGGCACATTGCAGTTGGTGCGGCCCGGACACGGGCAGGCAAGTACACAACCAACAACACAACCAACAACACAACCAACACCTACACAACCAACGCAAACACCCACACCACAAACACCAACTGCTGCGCCGATGGCAGCAGCAGCAAGTGGTGGTGGTGGTGCTGGCGCTAATGCTGTTGGTGTGGGTAGTAGCGATGCCTCGCCGACGCCTTCGGCGGACCCATTGCGTGGACCTGACGGGTATTGGGCTGAAACAACAGACGGTCGGCTAATATTCTACAGCACAACACCTGCACAACCTGTGCCAGATGACCGCACATGGTTGCAGGTTGCACGTGACAATGCGTTGCCTGCGTTGGTTGCGGCTGGTGCTGTAGGCGCAGGCATTGCAGGCTTTCGCCGTCAGCAGGCATCACGCCTAGCACGCGAGGAGTTGCGTGGCCGTGACACTGTTGCTATCGGCAGCCCGCCACCTGCTGACATTGCACAGCCTACGATTGGTGAGCGGTTGGCTACACAAGTTGTAGATGAGAGTGCAGCGGCTCGGGGCTTTGTGCGAGAAGCGGAGCGGGCTGGCATTATTACACCCAATGATCGTGCTGCATTGGATGCTGACTTGCAGACGACTATTGCACGAGCAGTGCGTGAGAGCCGTGCGCACGCTGCATTGCAGCGTGGGGTTGCTCCAGACGGCTATGACCTGCGCACGGTCCGCATGCCTGATGGCACACAGCGCACGGTGTTCTCACAGCGTGAGTTGCAGGATCGTATGGAGATGCTCATCCGTGAGCAGCCCACACTACATGCCGACGTTGTGCAGGTGCAGGCACTGCTGGATGAGTTGTCTAACCGCATGCGTGCGTTGCAAGCTGGCACTATGTCGCGCATTGCCCCCAACGAGCCTGCGCGTGTAGGCATGACCGACCGTTCGTTGGCATCCATTGAGGCAGACTTGGCAGCGATCATGCGCCGGTCGCCACAGGTGCGGGAATACATCAACGAACACGCTGCATGGGCAGAGAGCCGACGCCAGTATCTTGTGCGTGCTGGACGCATCACGCCTGCTATGGCTGCTAAGTGGCGCAACGCGAATGTCCACTATGTGCCAGACTACAACCCATACGATGTGAACACCGGCTACATGTCGCTGCGCCGTGTGCAGGAAGGCGGTCTGAGCGACCGTCCACAATCATATGTGGACGCTCGGTTGGACTACGACATCCGCATGATTACTGAAACAGAGTTGAACCGCGCACGCGGCAACGTCATTCGTGGCTTGGAGCGCATCCAGGCTGCCGCACGGCAGAACCCTACACAGAACCCTCGACTGTCCAAGAACATCATTGGCACTGTGCAACGCGGCGACGTGCCTAATCCTGATGACCGTGCCAACACCATTAGGTGGTGGGAGAACGGTGAGCAGTACAGTACGCAGATATATGTGCCTGAAGTGTATCAGGCACTGCGCAGTGCACCTTCTATGACAGGAGGCATCCTCAATACCACACGTCTGTGGGGCCAGGAGTTGACGACTGGTGTGCTGGCAGCGCTGACTGGTCCCGTGCAAGCACCCATGTCAGCCATCTACACCACGTGGTTGATGACCGCAGCACCAATGAACCGACTGCCCACTGGCAGGTTGGACCGTCTGCTGCGCCGTGTTACCAATGACCGCCTTACCCTCGGTATGCTTGATCCCACAATGTATCCCGGCATCGCATGGGCGATGGCGCAAGACTTTGCAGCAATGAGTGTGCGGGTGTTGTCTGATGTCACCCGCCGTGAGTTGCTATCTAGTCGCAGCCTCGTTCGTAAGATGGTTGGTGGTGAGCGACTGGCAGCACTGCTACGCCGTCTTGATGACATATACGAGAACAGCATCTATGCCGAGATGCGGCGTATGGGTGCTATCGGCAACAACCCCATCACTGGTGCTGACTTCACAGGTGGTGCGCCTCCATCGGTGTCGGCGTTGTCTCCTTCGTATCAAGCAGTGCGCCCACGTGACTGGTACTTCCCCACCAACATACGTGAACTGCGTGAGTTGGTTGGTGATGCACTCATCCGCAGCCCCCTTAGTGCAAAGGTTGTGGAGACGTGGCAGCTTGCACGTGAAGCGTTCGATATTATAGCGTCGTCGCCACAGTCTATGGTGTATCGTCTCAACCGTGACGACTACATGCGCATGTACAATGTGCAGCCTGAGGACCGTGGTGTTACGACTACACGGAGAACGGCTTCGCCAGAACGTGAACAAGCACTTAGTGTGCTGACCAGCCATGTGCGCCGTGTTACTGGCGACCCTGCACTGCGTCCTGCTAATCGCACTATGCAGGGCATAGAATCTACCTTCATGTATGCTACCATCATGAAGCAGGGGTTGGCACAGTACGGCAAGATGTTCCGTGAGAACCCAGTGCGCACGACAATGGCTATGGTCACTAGCGTGATTATACCAACCACGCTATCCCTCTACAATGCCATGGTGCAAGACGAGGAGGATATTGCAAATGGCCTAGAGCCTACACGTGTGCGGGACTTGGTGTTCAATGCCCCTAACCGTGTAGCAGGCACACTGCCATTCTACCTGCCTGGACTGCCTATCGAGCAGGCGCTGCGTGTGCCTTATGACCAACCATTGGGTCCGCTTGTTGCCGCTGCACAGGCCATTCTGCTGTCAACGTTGGGAGCAGATGACCCAAGGTTCTACTCCGAAGGCATGCGGCAGAACCGTGAGTTGCTGCGTCGGCTGATTGAGGAGCGTCACACCTATGCCATGTGGGAAGCACTGCAACGCGGTATGGGTGAGTTGGCACCGCCTCCACTCATTGCTAGTGCAGTTGGTGCCGCAGGCTATGACATGCGTGACTTTATCAGCATCCGGCCATCACTGCAACCAACAGAACGACGTGGTGCAGGAGGATACTTCGAGGGTCAGACATACACTGACACTATGCCCAACTGGTTTGTCAACGTGTTGAACAGTTGGGGCAGTGTTGGACAGTTTGTCGCGCGCATGATGCCAATGTTTATGGACCAAGAGGACCTAGAGGCTGCGCAGCGCAGGTTGCAGCAAGATGCACGACCCATGCTGTCAGCATTAGGTGACATCATTGGGCAACGGTTTGGTGACCGTGTAACTATTGCTGCACCTCTGCTGTCTGGTCCACGCAGTCAGCCATCGTTTGACATCACGTCAGAGTACGTGCGAGACATCGAGCGTAAGATGCGTGAGTTGCAGCAAGGCAGCCGCGACGTGACACGTCCTGGCGTGTTGGGAAGTGGCCGTGAACGGTTTGTTGAAACGCAGTATGACTGGTTGGATCGCCTGCCACCACAAGATCAGGCACCAATGCGTGCTATTGTGCAACAAGTAGTGCGTGGGTTCAACAACATGCAGTCACTGCGGGATGAACGCAACAGCCTATACTCAGCAATGATTGCACTCAACAGTGATTCTATACTGCGTCGTGATCCAATAGCGCTGCGTTACGGCCAGAACTGGATAGCCAACCGTATTCGTGATGTCAACGTTCGCATAGTTGAGAGCATTGTGAACTTGGAACAGCACATCAGCAACGAGTTCGGCATACAGTTCCGCATAGAGAACTTCAACCCGGCACGCGGTATGAGACAGTTTACGCCAACACAGCCTTCACGCGGTCAGTGAACTGTTCGCGCGCCTCGTTGTCTAGCAGTAGCGTGGTGCCCCGGTAGAGGAAGGTCGGCCTGCCAGGGGCACCACGCAACTCAAACTTCTGCACCATGTCCAACTCGTGTAGCAGGTCTAGCAGCATGTCGCGCTCCGTGACGTTCATGTATTCACGCAGCTTGAACACAAGCTCAGACTTGGTGATTCCATGACTGCCTGCTTTGATGAGCACCGCTAGCAGGCGGTCCACCCCTGCCAATATGCGACGTTCATGCAGGCTGATAGAGAACAGGTCTCCAGCACCGCGCTTTACGCTTTCTATCAATGCCACGGCAGACTTCATCTGTGACAGTTGCACCTCAAAGCTGCCGTCGTTGATTGCCAACAGCCCTGCCGCACGTAGAACGTGATGATCCTCACGAGCAAAGAATGACATCGCAAACGCATCAGATGCAGGTGGTGTTGGCCGATTGACATACCACAACGTGAAGAACGCCTTGGCCTTCTCGTTCAACTGAATACGTTGCACCTTCTCTGCCTTTGTGCGTGCATCCCGTAACTGTTCCAGCATAAGCATCTCGAGTTTGGGCATGGGATCAGGCCACGGGACCATCTTCTTTGGCCGTTCCTCATACACAAACAGGCAACGACTTGTGAACCCTCCCTCAATGACGGCAGGGTTCACTGCTTGTGCTAGCCATGTGGGTGTGGATGCGCCCAACAGTGTGGGATACACACGCTCAATGACTAGTCGCACCTCGCCAATGATGCGTGTGCGGAGGTTGGGGCAGTCATACAAGTCAGTCAGCAGTCCTGGAATGTTGTAGGTGCCACCATCCCTGCCCAACACAGTCACCAACTCACTAGCAGTGATGGCAATGTGGCTGTGGGGAACGTCCTCAGGCAGTTTGGAGAGTGCGTTCTGCAACTGTGCGGCCGTCACCCTGCCAGCAATGTCAATGCGGTAGGGGTCTTGGAACTGTGACAACAACTGTTCTGCCTTGCTGACTGCTGTTGACTTGCGTGTGATGCCACTCTCTGCAACGAAGATGATGTATTGGTTGAGGAACACGGGGATGCCTGGACGGTCAACCACTGCTACACGGCTGACTGCGTTGGAGAGGACCCACAGTCCTCCCCACAGGTCATAGTTGCGATTGGTTTCTAGCCCACTGCACCACTGCATGTAGTGATGCAGGAAGGTGGACTCCTTAGGACGGAACATTTAGTCCTCCTTGCTTGTGCTCTTGTTCTCGTAGCCGCTATGCACTACTTGTGCTTGTCGCGTGGCAGCAGCCTTTATTGCGCGCATAGATGCAGGAGAGCCCTGCGACAACTTGTAGGTATAGATCACATTACGAACCCATGTCTCATCACGACCTAGCAACTCGCCAATCTCTTTTTGTGACAGCCCTTGTTCCCGTCCAAGCCTTACTTGTTCTACCATGTCAACAGTAGGCTTGCGCTTGGGCTGGCGTGGCTTTGGTGCAGGCCGATAGCCAAGCATCGCGCACAGTTGCGTGAGTTGTTCAGGCTTGAGCCGTCGCAACTCCTGTGCGATTAGTGATAGTGTGTTTTTCACGGCGCGGCGTCCTTCGGGTTTGGGATTGGCAGTTTGCGGATGGCAGCGGCAATATCGTCGGCTTTGTCGTAAGTTCCCTCCTCGTAGTCTGAAAAACGGAACTTCGCCCGGTTATTGAAGCCCCATCCTTGATGATCAGCGACAGTCGCACACGCCTCCCGCATCGCCTCCGCCCCGGCGCGGTAGGCGGCGGCGAGCGCATCGGACCGGTTGTTGGGGTTCTTAGCATCAACCATAGTCACACCTCCAACGGTTTCAGGTTGCTCCAACGATGCACACCCTGCGCATCTGGCACACTAGCCTTGACATCCGCAGGGATGATAAGTTGTTGCCCCTTGATGAGCAACGGCGCTTCTGCATACTTCTTCATAATGACTGCAACACGCTCCTTGTCTTGAATGCGGCACATGGCTGTGATGCTGTCGTGGTTGTTGAACACTATCCTTGCGTAGGCTGGCCACTTAGGGTCATCATGGCATAGATACATGGTGCGCGTCACGTGGTCACCAAGTCCTGACTGCGGCTTGAACGCAATCAGGGCGTCGAGCAACTCCTCGTCAAGCGTGCTGCCCAGGAACACAAGCCTACGCCCATAGCAGTTGAACACCATGCGGTTCTTGCGTGCTTCATCAATCACGTCTTGCCACCACTTACGCAACTCCGGTGTGGCGTTGTGGTATGCATTGTATGCTTCTGTTGCTTCGACTAGCGTTAGACCGGTCACCTCTGCCAGACGTGCAGCCTGCATACGATAGTTGAGCCCGTGCCGACAACGCTTGGCGATGTAGCGCAGTGTGTGCTTGTTGGTTGCTTCATCCCAGTCCTTCTTGGGCACATCGTCGTATGAAATGTGCCACATCTCCGCAGCCAAGGCCCGGTGTGCGTCGTAAGTGCCAGGGTTCAGCCGTGCCATCTCGAACTGATGTTGCCACTTGGGGATGGGCACCTCCCACGCCACGATGCGTGCTTCTGCTTGTGCACCGTCATAATAGACGAAGCAGCAACCATCATCGGCAATGAACTGGCCACGCAAACTTTCAGGTTGGTTCTGTAGGTTCATGCCACTATCCCACAGTGTCTTGCTGCTAGACAGCCTGCCCGGTGCAGTGACCACGCCAAACTGCTTGTAGTCACTGCGCATCCGGCCGTCCTCGTCCACCTTGGCGTTGATGTATGTGCTAAGCAACTTGTGCTGCTCCTTGAAGCGGTTGAGTGTGACGAGTGCTTGGCGAGCCTTTTCTGGTGTGCGTGGAGAGTTGATGATGTATTGTCTGTTGCTGTCGTCAGTGGACGTGGAACGTCCTACCAACCGCAACTTGCGGAACATCCAGTCACCTAGTTGTTGCCATGACAACGGGTTGACCTTGTAGTCAGGATCACTTACAGCTTCGGCTGCTTCCCGCTCAAACTGCAAACGCAACTGCTCCACCTCAGCCTCGAACTTGGCGGCCAACTCTGCCTTCATCTGCAAGTCAATGCGGTTGCCAAGCACAGTCATGCTGACCAGCACTGGCTGTAGCCGCATCACGTGACCAGTGAAGAAGTCCCACAGGTTCTGCTGCTTCAACTCCTGTTCCATAGCAGTAGCAGCAGCCAACGTGATGCAGCAGTCACGCACATTGTATTCCCAGAACTGGTTGATGTTGCCGCCTTCTCGCCATGCGTCCTTCTCGTCCTTGTAGTAGGGGTGCGTGGTGTATTGCGAAGTCAGAAAGGCCAAACTGTGCGGCCAAATAGGATACAGCGTATGATGTGCAAGCAGGGTGTCCATATACAATGGATCAACCTTGATGCGGTCCTTATACCATAACCAGGCACAGTCAAATGCGCCGTTCTGTGCTATGAGTTGCACACGAGGATGACGGAGCACACGCTGGATAGCGACACGCACACGTTGTTCGTCACGGTCACTATATGTGTGCGTGTCCCGTGTGCGGAAGTTGATGCACATGCCTATGTGTGGGTCATTGGCGAGCCCTACACATGCAGTCTCTCCACTCATGGTCTCAATGTCGAAGGCAACAGGCTTGGCCTCCTGTATCATTTTCTCACACCACGCAATGGCCTCATCCGGCGCGGGGTTGATGAGTGTGGTGATTTCATGATCTTGCCACCTACCCTGCCGCACAAGGTCCAACTTGGCCACGTCGAGTGCAAGCACACGTTCTAGTGAAGGCTTGTGGATGACGTGTGCTGCATTGTAGGTCATGCAGTAGTAGATGCCATCCACCAACTTGACTGTGCCTCGCCAAGCGTCAATGCCGGTAATACCAACCAGCGCCTCCAACGCCTTGTTGCCCATCACTAGCACATACTTGACGTTGGGCAGTTGCTTCAACTCCCAACGCACAAGGCCATGCCAGTGTTGTTCCTCGTTCTTGCTGATGCCTGACTTGGGGCCAGACAGTGCAACAAGTTGGCGCTTGACAACATTGGTTATGTAGCACTGATGACGCCGGATGCCGATCTTGTCCAGCGTGCGCCACACAATCTGTCCTGACTTACCAACAAGCGGCAACTTCATCTCACTTTCACGTTCACCAGGCGCTTCGGCTACGATAGCGAGTTCCGCCTCACTAGTGCCATCTGCTAGACAGTCATACTCTAGCCCTAGTTGCTGGCACTTCTCAACTAGTTGACGATTGATGTGGCCAACAGTCATGCAGGCATGTCCAGCCATAGACGTGCAAACCGTGCAGCATTCGCTTCCAACTCATGACGCTCACCAAAGTTGTGCAGTTGCATGGTGGCCACACCTTCCAACTCAAAGTAACTGCGGCTGTCCTTACTGAAGTCAGTGCCAGGACGCACAACATGTATGAGGAACATGTTCTGCGGCTTGAACACGCGCAGAAGTGGCATGATCTCAGCCTTGAAGCCTGCATCTGGGCACACCCACACATGGTTTGGCGATCCGTTCTGCAAGCAGTATTGCAGGAACAGCCGCCCAAACACGTCATGTCCTGCCTTGGGCTTGAGGAAGTCCTCAGACAGTGTGATCTGCCACTCACGGTAGGTCTTGTTGGTGTCTGCAACCTCTCGCGTGTCTTTGTGTTCCTCGAAGCGGCGCTGCTGTTCATCCGTCCAGCCAAAGATACCAGCAATGCCCGCCTTGAGGGGTGCAGACATGCGCCGCATCACTCGTGTTGATGGATGTTGCATTGCCAAGATGGCATTGCACGCTGTGTCCTTGCCGCTGCGGGGAGGACCATTGAGGAAGATGAACTTCATTGTGCGAACTCCATTGGCTCCTTGCGTGTCACAGACATGGACAACGCCTTGGTGTCGGTGATGAGTGTCACAGAGCGGCGTGCTCGTGTGACAGCGGTGTAGAAGTTGCGGCGGTTGCACATGCTGATGGCTGACTTGTTGAGCACATAGCAGACGTGCTGACACTCACTGCCTTGCATCTTGTGCGTCGTTACAGCATACGCTAGTTCCAAGTCCTTCTGTGGATAGCCTGTCCGCACGCGGCCTTCATGCACTGTCTGCACGATCGGTGGGATGCGGCATACGCGGTTGTCGAAGTCAACAACCACCTCGCCGAGTTCCTCGTCAATGTCAATGACAATGCCCACTTCGCCATTCATCACTCCATACGTGCCGTCAGCACACTCCAAGTCATACCAGTTGCTGGTCATCATCACCTTGTCGCCAACACCAACAGACAGTCCTGCCTTGAACGGGATGCGTTGATTGCCAACAACAGCAACGAAGTCCTTGTATCGGCTCCACGGATGACGAGGCAAGGCCAGCATTGGACGTTGTTCTGGCCACAACAACATCTGCAACAGGATGTTCAACTTGGCTGTGCCAGTCCACCCATTGTTGCCAGGCACAATGATCTGGTTATGCAGTTTGCGGAAGTCATGGCGTTGCGTCTCAACCACCAGTGCATCAATGGGCTTGTCTGTGATGATGCGCAAGAAGTCATCATTGTCAACAGGTGCCACACCTTGCAGGATGCGTCTAGCGTTGGCTAGCACACCACTGTCAGCGTCCTGCCGCATCACTGTGTCAAGCACAATGCCATTACACTTGTCAAGCAATTCCTTGAAGATGGGAGGCTTGCCTGTCTGCCTAGGCTCGATGGGCGGCAGTTGTTGGTTGTCACCGAACACTAACAGCCGGCTGCCAGTGGGCATGGCATCCACCAACTGGCGATGTAGGTCACGGTTCACCATTGCATACTCATCAACGATAACCGTGTCGTGTTCCAGTGGGTTGCTCTTGTTGCGCTTAGGCAGTGTAACGTCGAGATACTTGCCCGTCTTTGGGTCAATCTCGTTTGGCCGAGGGAACTCCAACAACATGTGGATGGTCTTGGCAGGACAACCGGTTGCTTCAACCACACGACGTGCTGCCTTGCCAGTCGGTGCGGCGATAGTAGGGGAGTAGCCAGCATCAACCAACCGCTCATACACTGTGCGTATAATGGTTGTTTTGCCGGTGCCTGCCGGTCCTGTGACAGCCACAACGCGCCACTTGTGGTTGGGGTCTAGCCCCAAGCAGCGATCAGCCGCGCGTTGCTGTTGTTCATTCAGTTTCATTGGACTGATCCCCTGACACATATAGTGCCGCAGCATCAGCAATCACTGTGCGCATGAATGTGGCCAGCGGTACGCCTGCCTTCTCAGCCGCAGCCACCAATACAACGTAGTCGTCCTCAGTCAACCGTATTGTGGACTTGTATCGCTTTGCCTCAATGCCTACACCACGCAATGATGGTGTGGTAGGCACACGCACCGCAACACGAGTTGGTTTGTTACTCATTGTGTGTGCTCCTTGTGGTAGCAGGTGAGGCGGCAGGTGATCAGCCTGCCGCCTCGTTGTGCTGCCTTCGCTACTCAGGCCGCTGCGAGCACCCTACGGGCACTAGCACACCTGCATCAAGCAGCCGGGAGTTCCGGCGCACCAGCAGCGCGCGGGCGACGCTCGACATCCACCGTGAGCGGGAGGATCGGCATTTGATCCCCCTGGCGGAACGCGTCAATGACAACACGCCCGTTGCCAGTCAGGGTCCGGATGCTATCCTTCACCTGCTTGATGAACTCCGGGTCGGTGCCCGGCTGGAACACGACATACAGCGTCCGCTCGACCGGAGCCGTGCGCTTGGCGGCGGGACGCTTCTCACCAGTGGTCTTGGGCATACTTTCAGTCTCCTAGGGTTGTTGTGGTAGGAACCACGGCACACATATAGCGTGCCGTGGCAGTCTCCGCAAGAGGTTTTTTACGCCTCGCGGATCGGGTTGACACGGGGGCGCGGTTCGCCCTGGTAGTCCTCATGCGTGACCTGCACGATCACGTCCCGACCGATGAAGGCGGTCAGGTCGAGGCGACCAGGGATGATGCGCACCCCATGCATCTGGTGCAACTGCTTCCACCGGTAACGGTTGCGCGGCACGGACATGTCCATGCTGATGTAGGTGCGCAACACTTCACCATCCGGGTTGCCGTCCGTGAAGTCCGGCGGGAACTGGTCGGGCGACACGAAGTAGTCAACAACGGCCATGTCCTTGCCGCTGTTCTTGGAGATGGCACGCTCAATCGCACGCACCGTTGCACGATACTCGCCTTCCGGCAGCGGCACCGGCGGCTTCGCATCGTTGAGGTCGAAGTCAAGTTCCATCACGCTAGGAAGTTCGCTCACATCTTTGCTCCTTGTTGTGGGCGGGTTGACTATAGATCAGTCCACACATAGCGTCAACCCACTACATGTTGTGTGGACTACTCCCCGAGGACACTAGCCCCCGGTGGTTGGTGGCTCGGCGGGCCGGTCTATGACCTTTGCGCCAAGCGGCAACTTGTTGAAGCCATTGGCTTGCCATGCAGCATACCACCTGGCGATAGTGTCGCCAGTGTCAGTTGCTTGGTCATACTCCCACACAAGCGTCTGCTTGTCTGGCGGAACCAAGAACATGCGTGTGCGCATTGGGCGCTTCACACCGTGGTTGCGCAGGTAGATCAAGCGTTGCTTGCCTGTGTCCTCTACATACCACAACTCACTGATGCTCAGCCCAACGTTGTTGTTGAGTTGACCGCCAAGGTTCATGGTGATTTCTACTACCATGCTCTTGCCGTTCACACTCTCAGCGCGTGCATCCTTCTCGTGGCAGATGAAGATGCAGTGCTTCTTGTAGTCAGCACACGCACGCAGCGCCAACTTCACGAAGTCCTGCACGATTGCAAGACGCACACCAAAGCCACTTTGGCCAGGATCTTCTAGTGTGGCCTTGAATGCGCCCTTGTTGGCCTTGCCACTGAGGATAGCATACGTCAGGGCTGCCTGTCCTAGTGATGTTAGGCTGTCAACAATAACGGTCTTGATGTTGTCGTTGTTACGCAGCAACTTGACCAGATCAGCCTCAAACGCTGTGCCCTGTTTGAGCGCATCAAGCCGCTTAGGATCAATACCTGACAAGTCCACGATCATGTTGTCGTCACTAGGAGTAAGCGATGCTGTGCCTGCAGGATCAAACTGCAACCACAACCGCTTCCCTGGTGCCGTGCCTGCCAGCACGGTCTTGCCGCAGCCTGGCTTACCCCACAGCAGCATGGTCAACAGTTGTTGCTTGACTGTGCCAAGTTGCACGTCGAATGAGCCAATGGTGATTGTCATTCGTTGTCGTCTCCATGCAGGGGGTTCCATACATCAGTGCGCATGCCTGCCCACATAGCCTCACGCTCATCGGCAGGCGATGCACACAAGAACACAAGCGGGCATGGGCGGAAGTAGCGATTGCACGACTGGTAGTGCCTGGGTGCCTGCATAGGCCGGTCCTGCCACTTGTCGTGCAGTTCGACAGTATTCAACATCCAGTCCATCCACAAGTTCACCTGCTCAGTGTGACGGTCAACCATCTCAATGGCAAGGCCTTCGGACAACACACGTGGCAGTGGTAGTGCAAGGCCAATAACACACGCACGTTGCACAGGTTGTTCGATCAGCAGTGAGCCTGCCACAGTGTAACCAGTGACCTGCGGTGACGTGTGGAACGACAAGCGCCACGCATCGTTGAGCCGAGTTGCTGACTTGTTCTCCATCACGATTGCTTGTTGTGTTCGTGGGTCGTAGTGGATGCCGTCAATGCGTCCGGTGTAGAGGAACGGCGCAAAGCCCCCATCGGCACAACTAATGTGTAGAGCAAATGGTCGCTCAATGCCGGAGACACGCCCTCCTCGTTGCAGCCCATGCTCCAATGTTCCACAGGCACTATTTGCACTCGGGACCCAGACGGGATATCGAGCGTAGTCCCATCGTTGAACATAATAGAGCAGGCTGCCTTCGAGATTAGAATAGGAACGTCGTCTGTCATCTGCATCCTCCACATAGTCTGCTGTTGCCAAGCACTCCATTGCGGTGTTGCGCAGCGAAGCGTTGAGGTCGCTCTGCTTGATGCCTTGGTGTGCTACATCCTTGAGTGCCTGGAAGCGGTCAGCACCAAACAGCCTGACGCCTTCTGTCTCATACAGTTCCCACTCATGTTGCACATAGCCAAGTGTCCACAGACGGATGGCTGCGAAGCATTCATGCAGCACCTTGCCTGCCCGCAGTGGGGCGGCCACATCGTCACTTGTCTGGCTGGTTGTCTTGTGGTGCGTGTAGCGTGAGAGCCCCCATACAGGACAAGTGGTAATGGCAGTCAGTTTGGTGTAGTCAAATGTCCGCAATGTTCCCTGCTTGCCTTGTGCATACTCGTCAGCCGTGGCAAGGCGCACTTCAACGCGGGACATCTTCATGCTCCTCACTGCCCACCTTGATAGACAACTTCTTAGCGGCCAGTGCGGCTGGCATCATGCCCTGCATGGTTTGCACAGTCTGTGCTTGCACATGTAGTGCTGTGGCCAAGGTGTCAAGCATGCGCGCCAACTCCATAATCTGTTGATGCTGCGCAGCCAAGCGCTCATTGAGCGCAATGAGCACCTTGCCCACTGCGGGGTCAATCTTCCCCCTCAGCAGTTCCCGTATCTCGTTGTTCTTCATCGTCGTCTGTGTCCTCTGTCATTGCAAGCAGGGCGTGCATTGTAGTGATGCGCACATCCAGTTTGGTTGATGCTTCCTCAAACTTAGCATGTGCCTTCTCCATTGCAACAAACGCACGTTCAAGTTTGGCAGTCAGTTTAGCACGCTTGTCGGCAGCAATCTGTGCCATCTTCTGCTGATACAATCTGACGGTTGCCAGCCTGCGTTCACGCAGCCCATTGAGCCAGGCCAATTGTTGTTGTGGGGTCATGGCCACAAATAGTTGCCGGTCAAAGGGCGTGTCGCTCATGACCGGTTGGGCGCCTTCTTGCTGTGAGTGATTGCGTGGATTGCTTCTTTGGCTTCACGCTCAGATGCAGCACTACCAGTGAACACTTGCGGAGCAAGTGCCACCTCAACACGCCATGTCCACGTGCGGGTATCGCGGTTGTAGTTATACGACCATGCACAGTTGCGTGCCCGGCCGCTTACAGACTTGGGTTCGAGGGATACGACATTGCTCATGCAAGGCTCCAATGGTTGAAACAAGTGTGCCGCTCAGTGGGGTTATTCCTCACAGCACGCAGCGCGTCACGCTGCCATCAGGGGACTTAGCGGAAAGGAGGACACTCCCCACTCCTGGATGCAGTGGGCTACTCTGCCAACGTGGCAGTCAGCCGCAACTGGTTGTCTCCAATGACCTTGCTTTGGTCAATCAGATGTTGTGCGCTGGACTTGTCAAGTTTGCACTGCTTCATGATGTTGTCCAGCAGCATCTTCTCGTCCAAGCGCCGCGCACCGCGCACAACCTGTACGGTAGCAGTGACGAATGGCGAGTCAACAACAACGTGTGTTCCAAGGTCGGCGTGGTGCTTCTCGGCAAGAGGCAGCAGTGCTAGTCGTGCCACCTGCTTGCGTTCCTCTGCGGCCTTTGCCAGTGCGGATGCCATCGCATACTCGACAGCAGCCTGCACGTCTGGGCTGTTGATGACCGCAGGATGCTTGGTGCCGTTCTTGACGCCAAGGTTGCGGAAGGCCGTGATTAGCCTGTCTGTGAACGTGGTCATTTAGCCCTCCTCAGTGGAGGCTTGAAGCAGCAGCACTGCTTCCTTCTTGTTGTTGAAGTGGTTGTTGATCTGCAACACCATGTCTGCCACTGCTTGTGACAGCATAGGACCGCAGGACACGAAGGCACGCCCATCCTTGTAGAGTGTGAGTTCCCACACACTCCGGTTGGTGTAGCGGACCTCAGGCTGTGGGTTGTATGTGTTCGGCTCAAACTCGAGCCATGTCTTTGCCACCGTGTCCTTAGCCCACGCAGTGGCAGTGCGGAGCGCACGCTCCATCTCGACATCATTCATTGTTCTGCTCCTTCTGTTGCTCTTGTTGTGCAATACGCACCACGTCGTAGTGGTCACTTGTCTGCTTCACATACTCTATGTGACCACTGTCATAGAGTATAGCGTATGTCTGGTTTACTGTCAAGTGTGACCCTGACAACCAGATAATCCAGCAGTCAGCGAGGCGATGCACAGTAAGTGAACGTCTCGGCTGCATTGGGAATGTGTGCATGTCACAGTTGTTGCTCGATGATATCTGCGATCTGTGCGAAGTTCAACCTGAGCATGTCGTTCACCTCGGATAAGTGATAGTCAACACAACCCATATGCACCAAAGGGTTATATAGTAAAGTATTGGAGTCATCGCTGAGTTTCCAACAGTCATCCACATGCACACAAGGGTCATACGGTAAGGCATAAGGGCCACCGTCGCCGTCCCACCAGCCATCTACGTGTGATCTCGTAGGCACGTCGAGGTTGCGAAGTTCCTTCGGGTCCACGCCACTCACGACACACCCAACACCGAGGCAGCAAAAGGCACGTGGGCCATGTTCAGGTGTTGGACCCCAATCAACAAGTGAATAGTATGCCTGCTTGTAATTGCCGCTACGCAATGCGGCAACCCACTTAGCCTTGAACTCTGGGTTCAACTTCATACCCCGCACTCCTTGTCCACACGTTCTGCAAGCCTGTTTGCGTCGTCTCTACTGTAGCCGCACGCTTGGAAGAAGCGTACGGCCTTGAAGTGCCGACTGTGCATCTTGAGCATGATTGCCAATGACAAACATGCCGCCTCTGGTACGTCAGCACGACTGCATACCCATTCAGCCAATGCCTTGAAGTGCTGCTTCTGGAACATGTTATGGCTCCTTTCTGCTTGTGGTGTATTCATGCCATGCGCGCGCCAATGCACGCAGCGCCTTGGGGTGGCGAACCTCATGCACAATCTCTGCCATGTGGTTAGCAGCAATCTTGAAGCCTGCTGCCTTCATGCAGTCATGGATGTATAACCAACTGCGATACTGGTTGGCGCTGAGCATGTCCCAACGAACATGCCGGTTGTGCAAGTGTTCCCCACCTGTCACACGCAGTTCCATAGCACTTCCACTCCCTTCTGTGTTGCAAAGCACATGGTCATGTTGCCGTGGTCATTCACTTGCAGCACGTAACCACGCCAGTCCTCGGGCACGTTACCATCCGTCTTGAGGATCACGCCATCGTACGCATCTTGTTCGATGGCGATGAAGTAGCGGATGAACGTCTTGTTCATCACTCCTCTCCATCACCTTCAAGGCCTGTGTGCTCAAGGCCTGACAGTTTCACGCTACGATGCCACTTGTCCAACTGCTCAGCAAATGCATCGTCGTATTCAGCCAAACTCCACCCCATCTCATCCAACAACTTGTTGGTCATGCGCAGCAGGGTGGTTGCAGCATTGGACAGCACTGCCTGCCTGCCTGCCTGCTCAACTGTCTGCTCACCGGCCTGCCTGCATGCCTGCGACACAACAAACTGCTGCAAGACGACACGCATTCCATTGAATGCGTCCTGTAGGTCATCGCGTGCCTGCATCGTGGCGTGCAGGTGCGGCATCACAGCGTCGAACAGCACCTTCAACTGTTCAAACGTAGGATCGTTGTTCTGCATTACTTGTGTCTCCTTTCATGCGTTATGTGTTGGTGTCACGGCCCAATGCAGCCGTTCATCAGGAAAAGGTGACTGCACAAGTTGTGCAGCCACCCACCCATGCACTACAGTCCCAGGCTGCGGCGTATGGACATGACGAACAGACCTAGATCATTGGCCTGCCGTTCGGAACCGAACAGCAGCGTCATGCCTACGATCAGCATACACAGTGTGACGACCATAGCGATCAGGTCAACGAGTGCGTGCAGCCACAGTTTCCAATTACGCATCATCACACCTTCTTGCCGGCTTCACGCAGCACAGCCTTTACAGTCTGTGCTTCCTCACCACGCCAGGTGGTGAGATTGGACAGGATGTAGAGCGCCTGCACGCGGCGCTCCTCTCCTGTCATGCTGATGCCTGCTTGGGCATAGGCTGCTGCGTATTGCAGCAAGTGCCTAGGCTTTGCGCCTTTCGCTGCGCGCACAACGGCGCGGCATGCTTCATCGAACGTCATGCTCAGCCTCCCATCTGCACACTGCGCACCACGCCGCGCAACTCATGCATCAGTTCCCACACGTATTCGTGCTGCTCTGCTTCTAGCGCAGAAATGATGCTACCAAGTTGTGCTGCGACAACCGACAACGCGGCCTCGCAGGGGTTGGCCTTGTCGAACGCAGCCTTGATGCGTTCTAGATGGTAGGCTGCATTGCCTGCCTGCTCAGGATCACCGTAGTCAGCGCCTGGGCACAGTGCGAACAAGTTGTTCGCTAGTGCGAGCGTGATCATAAAGTGACGTGCAACCCAGTCAGGGTCGAACACTGGGTCGAGTGGGCCGATCTCAGGGTTGTTGGCACGGTAGTGCGCCATTGCGCACCGCCCACAGTCGCACACGTCGAACTGTTCACCGTTGTCGACTACCTGCTGCATGACAGCAAGTAGTTTGTCTCTGTTCCTGCGCACTTGTTGTGTCTCCCTCACAAAGAGCCGCCGCACCATGCAGCGGTTCTTTGAGAGGGAGCGAGCACAAGTTGTGCCCGCTCCCAAAGCGTCACTGCATCAGGGCATCCACGATGTCCTTGGCGGTCTTGATGCCGCAGTCAGTGAGCACACGGACAGCCTGCACCGCCGCAATCTTGTTGTTGCGCGCATTGCGCAGCGCATCCATCGCAGCAATGTTGCGCTGCGCGTGATTGACGACAGCCTGCACGTCGTCAGGGCTGAAGTCGCACAGGTAGAGCGTCTCGCCATCGTTGGTCACGATATGCGCGCTGATGCGTCCGTGATACTCCCGGATCACGATCTGCTTCACGTGCGGGCTCGGCAGAACCTTCGCATTCTGCGAGATGTCGGCCCGCAACTCCTTCTCATTGTGCATGTTGTGCTCCTTTCTGGCTACCTGCCGCACCATTGCGGCAGGTTGTGTGTGGTGAGTGCGCACAAGTTGTGCCAACAGCACAGCCTGTAGATCAAATCTCACACTCACCACCTGTTTGTATATATACCACACAAACGCATTACTGTCAAGTCTGCACCAGTTGTGCGCAGTGTGCCCAGTTACTTGCGTCACGACACCACGCGGCACCCACAACTTGCATGCCTGCTTGCCTGTCTGCCTGTCTGCCTGCCTGTCTGCATGGCAGGACATGCTAGGCGATCCAAGGCCTGGCGTCACGCATTACTTGTGTTGGGGAGTGGTAGGTGGATAGGCATACAGTCTGGCGGGATAGGCAGAAATGCCCAGGCGTAGGACAAAAAAAAAGCCCCGCACGGGATCAACCGTGCGGGGCTGGTAGGGGTGGCCTAGGCCATTGCTGGCCTAGGCTGGTCGAGCGTCACGCCATGCTCGGCAAGGCGGCTTCGGTCGTGGGCTGTTCCGTGGCGATATCCAGCAGCGCCTTGCGATTGGCAGGGCTGGCATCACGCCATGCGCGGATCAGGTCAAGGAATGCATCCGCAGCGTCCCCAGACACGATGTAGTCTGCGGCAGCAAGCGCCGAATGCAGCGCCGACGCCGCCTGAGGAAGCGGAACGCTGGTAGGCGCGTCCGCCTCGTTCCTCTCGCCTTCCTCCGTCTCGCGTTCCTCACGGGGCGGCGCGCCAATCTTGGCGATGCTGTCACGCGTAACCTTGACCTTGGCGAAAGCTTCAACTTCGTTCCCTTCCGCGTCTTCCTCCACATATCGCGCAGTGTGTTCGCTGGTGGTGGAAGTCATGGGCAACATATACCGCCCATCCGGCCCGGTAGGCTTGGCGATCTTGTCGCTGAGGATAAACACCTTGTCCACCCTGGCGACAACATCGGCAGGAAGGAAGTAGTCGAGAGGCAATGCCCAGTCCGTGCCGCTCCACATGGGAACGGCGCCAGTGGTGGACATGCCACGGTAGATGCCAGCAAGCGCGTTGATGGCCTGCTGGCAGGCGCGCTGCTGCTTGGCACGCTCGGCGCGGGCCTTGTTGTGCAGCGTTGCGCCAACCTTGGCCTTGCTCGGCAGTTCATCACTGCCAAACAGAACCTTGCGAAGCCCGTTGGCGACATCTTTCCGGCGGTCAGAGTGTTCCCATGGGGACCATTCGGCCGACGGTGCGAACGCGCCGCGTTCCGGATCACTGACAATCGCTTGGCAGTGATAGACGAAGGCCGCGAACGCGGCTTCCGCCTTCAGCGCATGGCCTTCGCTCGCCTGATAGGCACGAACAGCGAGCGAGACCGGATCATTGGAGATAGTAGCCATAGACTTGTTCCTTTCTGTTGAGTGTGTGGGCAGCGCGCGGCTGACATGCGACACGTTGTGCGCTCATGCGCGAGTGTCGCACCGGGTAGCGCGCGCTGCCCGATACGTTCTACCCGATTTACAATGTCAATCAACGTATGGTGAACATAGCATGGTGCGCACCTAGTGTCAAGCGCGCAGACAAAAAAAACCGCCGCCCACATGGGGCGGCGGCGATTGTGGGAGATGCGTCTACTGCTACGCTTGACGCATCTCCCGGATGAATGCATCGCGGCTGCCGCGCCAGCCCAGACGTTGCAGCATCCAGGCTTTGCCATACGCACGTTCCGGAATGCGTTCCACCCAATCGGCGGGAACGTAGTGGTTTGCATACTTGAGTATGCGATCAGCCGCTTCAAACGACTCGGCTTCAAATACCTTCAACCCGGTAGCGCCACTGTATGCTACAACAATCATAGCGGAACCTCCTATCGCTCGCCCAACACCATTGCTAGGCTATGCACAACATAGCACGCATCACGCACAGCGTCAAGCGCCCCATCAACGATGCACACATTGTGCATGGTGGCTTGCCGAGCAAGGGTTGCAGAAGTCAACGGTTCACAAGGGGCTACAGAGGCCAACGGCGCACCTTCACCATTCACAAAATCAATGCTGCACTGCACAATACGCCAGGCGCCCCCGACCCCCACACTCACCACACAACCAACCACGCAACGGAATATGATCCTACGCTAGAAACATAGCCCCCCCTAGTCCGTGAATCCCAAATAGGGGTGTTGTGTTGGGGTTGTGCGTGCCGCCGCATATCAACCACTCCCCTCTTTTCAACCATCCACTCTTTCATCCCTCACACCACCACTCGCATACACGTGCTCACTGCAACACCCCACGCCTTGCCGTGTTGTTGTGTGTTGTGGTAGTGTGACGTGTGTTGAGTTGCGTGTTGTAGTGTGGTGTGTTGTAGTAGTGTGTAATTGTGTTGTGTGTTGTTGCGTTGTTGTTGTGTATTGCGCATTGTTGTGTTGTTGTAGTGTGGAGTTATTTGCGGGGGTGGAGGGAATGTGATGGGGGGCGCCCCTTCGGGCCGCCCTTAGCAACTATACCCCTTGACAGGGGGTCGTGGGGGTGTCATATAACTAATAACACAACACAACAACCCCCACATACAACACCACAACACACCACTACAGTATATAATATATAATATATAATATATACAATACAACAACACAACACCACACAATACAACAACACCACACAACGCGCAGCGCGCAGCACTTGACAGTAGTGTGAATGTGTGGTATTTCACAGAACGGGTCAAGTCACATATACAAGCCACCACTACAGCATAGGAGCACAACATGTCCTTCATCATTCCCACTGTAAGTGGTTGGTCCAACTTCTGGGGCAACACATCCAACGCATACCAACCACGGTTTGCACGTAGCAGCACAGAGCGTATGCTGTCTCTGCAACTTGCCACCAAGGGCAATCGCACTATTCGTGCTGTGATGCGTGCGCTCAATGGTGCTGCTCCTGGCAGCAATGCAACTGCGCAGTATGCGCGTGTGCAAGCAGGCAGCCCACTGACACAGCAGAATGGTGGTGCGCGTGTTGTAGAGACACGTGTTGACTACAACGCAAACACCACATCCACTGACCAGTCCACCATCAATGCTCGCATCTACGACCAGTTGTTCAATGCAGCACCGGCCACCTACCCTGTCAACCTTGGTGGCAACGTCAATGCGCGGAGAGCGCCGCTGTGAGTGACGTTCTCCAACAGACTCCACAACAGATTGCTGCCTTGGCTGCGCAGATGGTGCGCGCACAAGGTGCGCCAGTGAACGCAGAGAACCTGAACCGTGCGATGCTCGCCATCAGCCGTGGTGAGCAGAACGTGCAGTTCAGCATGGACAATGCCATTGACCGTCTTGCTGAGCGCACCGCACCGCGTCGAGCAGCACAGCCTCGTGCTGCACTGCCTATGCCAGCGCCCGCAACACCGCGGCCTAGTGATGGCATCACTGTTGGTGAGGCTGTCCCGCAGGAGATGCCGCAGACTATGGCAGGCCCTGGTGAGGACATTGAGCACAACGATGCAGAGATGGCGCAGTTTGTGGAAGCGCCACAGACTATTGATGTTGTGCCGCCTCCGCGTCGCACCGCACGTCAGGCATTGATGGAAGCCACACCGGAGTTGAATGATCCAGCATCTGCTGCGGTGTTGCCACTGCCTGCGCCACTTGCAATAGTGCCCGCCATGATGGCTCCGCGTCTTGGTGTGACGCTGCAACGTCGTGCGTTGCAGCAAGCAACGCGCGGAGGCAATGACATGTTGCCGCCGCCTACTGCTGGCGCAGGTGTGCCACGTATTGATGGGCCGAGTGGTGGTGGCGGTGCGGGTGGCGGGCAGGCTGCATTGCCTGCTCCGGCTGCACAACTTCCTGCTCCGGCTGCCGCGCCGCGCAGACAAGTCAGTGATACAGCACGTCAGCATCGCCAAGAAGTGCGTGAGAACACTGCGCGTGCGCGTATTGAAGCACAAGAGGCACGCCGCATTGCTGCTGAACAGCGCAGGCAGGCTGCTTCGCAGCGTGCGCGGGGCAATCCTGGCCAACTTGCAGCGCAACGGATGCGAGACCTTTATCCGCCATTGCAAGTGCCAGTGCCGGTACTGCCGCGACGACCGCCAACGGAGGCGACAGGGTATCAGAACCGTCGGGCTATGACTGAGCGAGAACGGCAACAGCGGTGAGAACGTCAGCAGCGATAAGGTGAATACACTTGACGCTTCCACTTCCTGGCACACCACTGACTGTGGACGGCCGCACCGTGCAGCCGTCCGCAGTTGCTACGTTTGAGCGCATCAATGTGCCTTCGATGCGTGAGGCGCAACGGCTAGTTGCTAGCACTCGCCGCAAGTTGATTGACTTGCCTGGCACACCACAACAGTTGACAGCATATGGGGCCATCATTGCATACACCGCGAGTGGCATCTCTGACGCAGAGATTGGTGTGGCGCTTGGCATTAGTGCAGAACAGGTTGCACAAATCAAGAGCACTGCGGCGTATCAGTCAATGGAGCATTCAGTCATTGAAGCGGCACGCCAAGTTGCTGAGCACGAGGTGCAGCAAATACTGGCAAGCAAAGAGACAAAGGCCGCCACACGACTGACAGAGTTGGTGGAGAGTGTGGACGAGAAGGTTGCACTAACGGCTGCGCGTGATGTGCTTGACCGTCGGGGCCACAAGCCAACAGAGAAAGTAAACGTGCGTCAACAGATGGAGTCCACATTCCGCATTGTGGTAGAGGACCGCCGCAACATCCCAGAGTTGCACAACATCATTGACATGGAGAAGTGACATGGCGACTGTCCCTGATCTAGCGCGACCGTCAACACCACTCGACCGTCCACTGTCGTCGCCCAACCGCACAATTGCTGCATCACCGCTTGGTGGGGAAACGCCGCAGTATCGTGGAGAGTTGGTTGTGTCAAGTGCTAATGGCACCATGTATGTGGCACTTGGCACTGCCAACACCAGTTGGGCTATTGTGTCGTTGGTGACGTGATGCGTTAGCTTCCAGGCCAACTAGGACTGCATAGTCCTGCAGCACTTGCTAGTGCAGACTTCCGCAACAATGTGCTGCTGCCTGGCGTGACGGTGACACGCGCGAGCGGCGGGACGTATTTTGACAGCAGCAGCGCGCTGATCGAGGTGGCAACAAATGTCCCACGCTTTGATCACGCGCTGACTGGCGCGCCGCTTGGGCTGCTGATCATATCATAGGAGTGCTAGCATGACTGGCAGCATCAAGATTACTCAACTTCCTGCCGCTGCGACACTCACCGGCACAGAACAGTTGCCTACAGTGCAAGGAGGCATCACCAAACGCACAAATATCAACGACATTGCGCTGTTAGTGGAGAACAGTATCACCGCAAATGGCGAACTCCGCGTTAGTCGCGTTGACAACATCAGCGAAGGCGGGCGGCTGATTTTGAGCCGCGCAAGCGACAACGCCGATGGCTACTTCTGGCAGACGTTCGGATCAGGCAGCACGCCGGTGTTCCGGGTGGTCAAAGCGTTTGGCACGCCTGCACAAATCTTTACCATCACCGACAGCGGTGCCGTCACGGTGACCGGGCCACTAACGCTGCCAGCCTCCAACCCAACCGACCCCAACCATGCCGCGCGCAAGACGTATGTGGATGCCGGAGATGTGTGGGTAAAGATTGCTGATACGGCTGTTACCAACAGCACGATAATAGATGTTACAGGGTTCAGCTTACAGGACTACAGACAAGTGAGGTTGCTGCTGCTTGGTGCCCGCCCGTCATCGACAGTGGGGTCTGGTAGCACTACGCTGCAACTATACCGCAATGGCACGTTGGTAACAACAGGCTACGAGTGGCAAAGATTAACTGGTTCGGGCTCGACAGCAAGTGCGGCTGTTGCCGTTAGTGTGGCTAACATTGAGATGACGTTTAGCGGGATCGTCGCCGCCCCGTTTTTCGCGCGCGTCGATATCTTACAACCAACAAGCACCGACAACCCGCTGTTTTATGCGGAAGTGTTTTATAGCACAACCTCTACTGCTTATGTTAATATTGTGTCCGGCCGTGCAGCCGGTGGTAGTAGCTGGACCGACGGATTCCGGATCACCGCGCCCGTCGCGTTTCAGAACAACATCGGGCGTGTTGTCGTGATGGGGCTCAAGCCATGAGCGCGATCCAAATCCAGTCGATCAACGCGGCGACTGGCGAGACCGTCGTTCGCAACGCAACCCCCGACGAGATCGCTGAGATCGAGGCGCAGCGCAACGCTCCGTCACCTGTTCCTCGCCGCGTGACGCGCCGCCAAGCACGCCTTGCGCTGCTCAACGCCGGACTTCTCGACGCCGTTGAGGCTGCCATCGCCAAGGCTCCTCCTGCCGTCCGGATCACCTACGAGGACGCGACTGAGTGGTGGCGCGATGATCCGCTCATCGCCTCGTTTTCAGTGTCGCTCGGTCTAACCACGGAACAGGTGGACAATCTGTTTTTGGAGGCGTCGCAGCTATGAATGACGTTCCGATGAAGGACAATCGCAATGAATGAGTTGAGCAAAGGGCTCGTGGCCGCTGCCAACTCTCCAATCCGCGCAGTGCTGACCACAGTGATTGGTGGCATCACGTTAGCACTGCTTCTGTGGATGGCATCGTTGCTGTCCACTCTAGCGCATGTAATCCCAGTATTCGAGAGACGTATTACGTCGTTGGAAACGCGACAAGAAGCAGTTGGGGACCACATGACGCTAACACGTGAAGCAATCGCAGTGCTGCGTCGTGAGGTGGCGTTGATGCAAGAGGAATTGCGTCTGCTCCGCCGCTCTAGGCCCAGTGACAACTGACAAGGCGTGTAGAACATGAACCGTGCAGTCATTGAAAGCATTGTCCGTCATGTGCTCACTGCGGGAGGCGGCATCCTTGTGTCGCTAGGGCTTGCCACGCCAGAGGACGTAGCCCGCGGTGGTGCTGCGCTGGCAGAGATTGTCGGCGCTGTAGCAGTGCTTGTTGGCATCGTGTGGGGTGTGTATGACAAGGTGCGCAAGTGATGTGGCGTATCATTGTGGTTGCCCTACTGCTGACAGGTTGTGCTACGACTGACCAAGTGCAGGACCGATGCACTACTGCTCGCAATGTGTTGGCTGCTTATGATGCGGTCAATGTTGCGGCTGAGCGTGTGCCGACCAAGAATGAGGCCATTGCCGCAGCAGCGGCGCGTGTGTTGGTAGAAACGTCATGCGCAGGATAACCCACATCGTTGTGCATTGCAGCGCCATGCCTGATGTGCGGCAGTGGTGGGAGGGTGTGCAGTAGTGGACCGGCCATACGTCATTGTTGCAGGGTCCGCAGCAGAAGCATTCCACAACAGCCGTAAGAAGATACGGCTGTATGGTGGTGGCTTTGGCAACGGCAAGACAACTGCAGCAGTGGCAGAGGCATTGAAGTTGATCCGTGACTATCCAGGCAGCAACGGCTTGTTGGCGCGCGCCACATATCCAAAGTTGAACAGCACACTTCGCAGAGAGTTCTTCAAGTGGTGCCCGCCGACATGGGTGAAGGGCGGCAACAAGAACGACAACACCTGGCAGATGGTCAACGGCACTACTGTTGACTTCCGCTACATCGCACAGAAGCTTGTCAACAATGGTGACAGCAGCAGCAACTTGCTGTCGGCGTCATATGATTGGATCATTGTTGACCAGATTGAAGATCCAGAGATCGAACACACTGACTTCCTACAGTTGTTCGGCCGTCTGCGCGGCAGCACTAAGTATGCAGGTGATGACCCCACAATGCCTAGCACTGGGCCTAGGCACATGATCCTCACATGCAACCCTGCCCTTGGTTGGGTCTATGATGAGATTGTGAAGCCGCTGCATGACTTCCGCCGAGGCGTTGACAACCCCAAGTTGCTGTGCGAGACAGACCTTGAAGGCAAGCCGTTGTTGGTCAATGGCAAGAAGGTGCCTATTGTGGATGTGTTTGAGGCTAGCACACTAGACAACGCACAGAATGTGCCAGTGGACTATGTGCGCACACTGCTTGCTACCTACACTGGGCGCTTCCGTGACCGCTACATCTTTGGCAAGTGGGTTGCGTTTGAAGGCACAGTGTATGACGAGTTTGACCCAACAGTGCATGTGCAGCCGCGTCAATGGTTGTTGGACCATCTAGCCGACATGCAGACAATGGGCTACGCCCCAGGTGTGCTGGAAGCATACGACTTTGGCATTGCAGAGCCGTCATGTTACCTGCTGGCTGGCACAGATGACAAGCAGCAGGTCATGATTGTGGATGGCTTCTACGAGGCAGGCTTGTCCATTGAGGAACAGGCTAACCGCATCAACAAGATACGCGAGGCTAACGGCCTGACCCCTACTGACGACATTCGTGCAGACCCTTCATGCTTCCGTCGCAGCAATGCCGCCATGCGGGGCGGTGCCCGCTCCGTGGCTGCCATGTTTGCTGACCACGGTGTGTTGATGCGTCCGGCATCGAATGCCATCATTGAAGGCATTGTGGTTGTGAAGCAGGCGCTTCAACGGCGTAACAACGTGGTGTGCCCATTCACACAACAGCGCGGCGCGCCACGGCTGTATGTTGCTGACCATCTGCGGTTCATCACTGATGAAATGGTGAAGTATCGCTGGAAGCAGCGCAAGGATGGTGATGAGCAGCGGGATGAGCCTGTTGACAAGGACAACCACAGCATGGACAGCCTGCGCTACATGTTGAATGGTCCAATCCCTGTGGCACGCCTGCTACACCGCAGGCCCATCAAGGTGCCTCCGCAGGTGCTGCGTTGGGGCGAAGTGCCTATGGACGATCCCGCTACGCGCAGCCGCCAACATAGGTATGCATCATGAGTGACAACCTGACCCGTATGCTGGACGAAGAAGCCCCGATTGGTGCGGAGGCTGACGCCGGACCAGTGTATCGTGTTGATCCGACTACCAAAGTGCTTGTCAGCAAGCACTATGGCGGCTTGTGGAAGGGCCGCATCAGCAGTGCGCGACGCGCGCGACAGGTGTTTGAGGACGGGTGGGACGAAGCGACGCGATACTACAACCACAATCAGTGGGAGTATCGCCAACGGGGCGACAACCGCAGCGGCAACCGCTACTTGTCTGCACGACGCAACGCGCAGTGGTCGGAGACAGAGAACATTGTCTATGCCAACGTGCGTGCTATCATTCCTGCGGTGTATGCCAAGAACCCCACAGCAGAGATGACCTGCACCGATGAGGCATACAAGGACTATGTGCGTCTCATGGAGGACTTGATCAACACGTTGGCTGCATCTGATGTGGCACCTGGCATCAACCTCAAGATTCATGCCAAGCAGGCTATTGTGGCTGCGGAGTTGCACAACCTTGCATGGCTGCGCTACGGCTACACCGAGCGCAGCAGTAGCGTTGAGGAAGCACAGGCTGAACTTGCAACCCTCACTACGGAGTTGGAGAAGGCAGAGGACGCCAAGACGATCCGTGAGATTGAAGGCAAGATTATAGCGTTGGAAGAAA